TACTACGTGAGGGTTTAGACACAGTAGCGAAGGTATTAAAAGAGCTACCTCGCTTGCAAAGAAACCCCGGAGTTGGTCCTGTGCGGCACGAGAATGTGGAAAGGTGGTGTAATGACCGCCCTTCAGACTCTGATTTACAACTGGCGGAGTTAACATCAGGCTTGTTTTATACAGGTGTTGACCGATGAATGATGCGGAGGTGACAAATGACAGCTTGGTCTTATAGCAGCATAAACACATTTAAACAATGCCCTAAAAAGTACTATCATTTAAAAATACTTAAAGATGTTAAAGATGTAGGTAACTCCGCTACTTTTTACGGCAATGCGGTGCACAAAGCTGCTGAAAAATATATTAAACAAGGCGAGCCTATCCCCACAAAGTTTGACTACATAAAAAAACCGCTGGAAGCTCTTAACCGTATCAAAGGGCAAAAACTATGCGAGTTACGTATGGCAATAGCAAAGAAAGGTAATACGTATAGCCCTACTCGTTATCATTCTGCGGACGCTTGGTGGCGCGGTATTGCCGACTTGGTAATAGTTAATGACGAAAAAGCTTATATTGTAGACTACAAGACGGGCAAGAACACTGCGTATGCGGACACTAAGCAGCTCGACATGTTGGCAGGCGCTACATTCGTATGTTACCCCTACGTAAAAGTAATTAAGTCTGCTCTAGCATATGTAGTAAGCAACGACTTTATTAAGAAACAACACACCGTGGATATGTATAAGTCATATCTCAGTGTATTTGACGAAGCACTAGAGCAACTTGCTGTGGCGAAAGAAAAAAATGTGTGGAACGCAATAGATGGGCCGCTTTGTGCGTACTGTCCCGTAACTTCATGTGAACATAATAGGAAACAATAACATGATCGACAAAAAGAAACGAAATTACAAAAGCGAATACGAAAATTACCAAGGCTCTGAAGAACAAAAGAAAAACCGTGCCAAACGTAATGCGGTGCGCCGCAAAGCCGAACGGGAAGGTAAAGTTTCCAAAGGAGACGGTAACGACGTGGCGCACAAAAAAGCTATGGATAAAGGCGGTAAGAACTCTGATGGCACTAGAGTAGAAACAGCGAGCCGCAATCGTTCTTTCCGTAGGGACTCTAAGGGCAATTTAGTTTCTGAAACCAGTACGCGTGAGCGCAAAAAGAAATCTAAAGTATGAAGATTGTAAATAATAGGGCGATGGTGCTAAAGACCAAACATCCGCACTTGATTACCGAGCGCGTAAAAAATTATAAAGTAACAGAGCAAGAAGACGGTTATTTTAAGTTGGCGTTGCCTTGGCGTTTACACGAAGCACAAGTGTTAAACAGCGTCGGCATAAAAAACGTGCCCTCTCCTATCGGGCGTGAGTACGAGTGGTCGGGGCGTTTTAAACCTTTTGCTCATCAGAAGAAAACCGCTTCTTTTCTTACGCTTAACAAAAAAGCTTTTTGCTTTAACGAGCAGGGTACGGGTAAAACCGCTTCTGTAATATGGGCAGCAGACTACTTGATACAGGAAAGTGCTATCAATCGTGTGCTTGTTATATGTCCTCTGTCGATTATGAAATCAGCATGGCAAGAAGACTTGTTTAAATTTGCTATGCACCGTACTTGTTCTGTGGCACATGGCACTTCCGCAGTACGTAAAAAGATAATCAACGCAGGTTCTGAGTTTGTCGTAATTAATTTTGACGGCGTAGCGGTAGTAAAGGAAGAGATACTTAATGGTGGCTTTGACTTAATTGTGGTTGACGAAGCTAGCGCCTACAAGAACGTCCAGACTGATCGGTGGAAAATATTGCGTGATTTGTGTAAAGGCACGGACTGGTTATGGATGCTTACTGGTACTCCGGCAGCACAAGCTCCGACAGACGCGTTTGGACTAGCTAAATTAGTTAACCCACAAAATGTACCCCAGTATTTCGGGCAGTTTAAAGATAAGGTTATGTACAAAATATCTCAATACACATGGCGACCTAAACCTGAAGCAAGTACCATTGTCCACGAGGCTTTGCAACCTGCTATACGCTTCGAGAAAGACCAATGCCTTGATTTACCTAGTGTTACTTACGTAGAACGAGAAGCGCCATTGACCAAACAACAAGCGACGTATTACAAACAACTGAAAGATCGCATGACGATGGAGGCCGATGGAGAACAAGTTACGTCGGTTAATGCGGCTGTTAATCTTAACAAGTTGTTGCAAATATCAGGGGGCGCTGTTTACTCGGATGACCGTGCGGTTATTGAATTTGACGTAAGCAATCGGCTTAATGTTATTAAAGAAGTTATAGATGAGTCGTCACATAAAGTCTTAGTTTTTATACCCTTTACGCACACCATTGAATTGTTTAAAGAATTTTGCAACAAGCACAAAATAACTTCGGAGATAATTTCAGGTAAGGTATCTGTTAACAAACGCAGCGAAATAATTACCGACTTCCAAACCACAGATAAAATTAAAGTGCTTATTATTCAACCACAAGCAGCTTCGCACGGCCTTACTCTTACCGCTGCTAATACGGTTATATGGTACGCTCCAGTTACTAGCGTAGAAACATACTTGCAAGCCAATGCACGTATTGACAGGCCGGGACAACACAACCCGATGACTGTGGTGCACATCGAAGGAAGTGCAATAGAGCGAAGGTTATACACTATGTTGCGTTCTAACATTGAGAACCACACTAAAATAGTCGATTTATACAAACAAGAAATAGATGCTTGACAATGTAAATTGGTTTGCCCTACACTAGCCCTCCCTGCCAAATAGGAGGTGCTATGAAAGATTCAGCAGACAAACTAACCCGTATTTACATAAAGATGCGGGACGCTATACAAGAAAAAGAGCACGAAATAAGTAAAATAAAAGAGCAACAGGAGACAGTGGTATCTAAGTTACTTGCGCTTTGCGAAGAGCAAGACCTCGATAGTCTAAGAACACCCTCCGGCACAGTTAGCCGTAAGATACAAACACGCTTTTGGACTAGCGATTGGGAAATGATGCACGACTTCATTAAGAAGCACGATGCCCTTCATTTACTTGAGAAACGAATTTCTACCCTTTCAATGAAACAGTTTCTTGAGAATAATCCTGAGCTTATGCCTGCGGGACTACAAACAAACCGAAAGTATATTATTTCCGTTTTAAAGCCGCGTAATAAATGATTCGATTAAAAAACATAGATGGGTGTTTTTTACACCCACGGACTAACTGTCCCCTAAATTCTTTACAAGTCGTGGTAATAGATAAAGGAGAGTTATCTAGAAGCTATTACGAGGGCAGTAGCTTGGCATGTTGGTCTACCGGATGCATCCGACCCGACAAAGCCGTGCTAGAAAACAAAGTGCAAGCCAGTCGGTGTTTAGATTGCACTAAAAGTATTACAGGCGGCAGCTTTGACCGTAGTGCTCCATGTAAGTTTTACCAAGTTATTAAAGTACTACTCCCTGAAGATGGCATTGTCTGCGAGCTACGCGTAAGTGCAAGCAGCTTGTTCTCTAAAGAGACAAACAAATTTGGTTTTTATAAGTACGTTGAATACTTGGAGAAGAACCGCGAGGAAGTAGAAGAAATCTTAACCGAATTATATCTAGTCGAGCATTACAGCTCTTACCGGATATATTTTAAACCAGTTCGACCTCTATCTGAGGAAGAACTTGCAACCGCGAGGCAGCAAATAAAAGCAGCTTCGCAATCATTAAATCCTTTTACAAGAAACATAGAGGAAGTATACATGGCTAATCCATCACACATAATTAAAAACGTTGAAGCACGTTACCCCCGCTTAGACAAACCCTATCGTTTTGACAGCAAAGCAGGTAAGAAAGGTAAAAGTGTACCTTGCGAGCCTACTGAAGACGGTGCACGTTACGAGTTAGACTTTTGCATGAGCGCAGCACAAGCCAAAGAACTCTACACAGTTATGCAGAATGCTTACGGTAGTGCCAAGGGGCGCGATAAGACTTGGCCTGCTAAGTTGGAAATACCGTTTAAGAAACAAGACGATGGTACTTTCGTAGGCAAGACTACGCTTAAAGCAGCATATAGTGGTATTGAAACTACACTCCCAGCTCAGTTCGATGCTAAAAATGACCCCCTTGGTAGTGACTTCATGCTTACTACTGGTAGTACAGTAAACATAGCAGTCGAGTTGATCCCGTTTAAGATGGCTACTACTGGCGTTTCTCTCCGCTTACGTGGAGTGCAAGTGCTTAAGTATATACCTTACAAGCCCCCATCCCCTTTTGAAACCGCAGAAGGCTTTACTGCGGATGACACCAAGAGCATGTTTGCGAAGACGGATGCCGCTGACAAAAATATGTTGGAAGCTGAAGGGCAGATTACTAAGCAGCTCGATCTTTTTGTGGACGATGAAGAAGAGCAGCCAGAGATTATTGAACCTGTTAAACGTAAGAAGAAAAAAGAAATTGCGCCAGCAGAAGACGAAGCAATGGCTGACATCATTGATATATGGGGGGAGGAAGACTAATGAGCTACGGTTACACAACACGGCTTTGTAGTTTAAATAAACAAGCTGATGGCTTTATGCTTGGGGTAAAACTAGGCCGTGTGTGCATCCGAAAGGAAGTACCAGTTGCTAAAGTTGCATCCCAACTTGGAGTCAGCAGGCAGACTGTTTACAACTGGTTTGCAGGCGTACACGAGCCAAAAGAAGAGTTAAAAAACCTTATTAAACAACTGCTGATAGAGTATAAAAAATAATGGACTTTAACCTCATAGATTACGTCGTGCCTACAGGCGGCTACTACTGTGTGGTTGGTGCAGGTGCAGGGTCAGGTTTCTTTTCTGAGTTTACTGATGACAGAGCGCAAGTAGATGTTCTTGTTGAGAAGTTTGTAAAGCAAGGCAAGGATGTCTACTTCATGCTCGGTAAGTTAGGGAAAGCCGGAAGCAGAGAAGCAAAAAACGTAGAGTCATTACAGGCTATCTGGGTAGATATAGATTGTGGGGTGGACAAGATTAACGACGTAGCGTCGTCTACAGGTTTGCCCAAAGGATATGAAACTAAACACGACGCACAGATTGCGCTGAAAGAGTTTTGTAACACGGTAGGATTGCCGTTACCCGCTGTAATAGATTCTGGGGGTGGTATACACGCATATTGGGCTTTCACGGAAGAAGTGCCGCGCAACCGATGGCAACCTATTTGTAACCGCCTTAAGCAAATCTGCGTAACCCAAGAATTCTATGCCGACCAAAGAGTATTTGATGCCTCACGTATTTTAAGAGTACCCGGTACTTTTAATCAAAAGTATAACCCTCCTGCTCCAGTAACCCTAATACGTCCAAGCACCACCCGAATTACACCTGACGAACTTAGAGAGATACTTGGGGTAGCCTCAGATGCGGAAACAATAGAACACGTTTCTTTGCCGAAAGATTTTGAACAAAGAGCATTTGAAAAAAATTACACCAACGTATTCAAGAGAATAGTCACCCGTAAAGACGGTTGTCTACAGTTGCACGATTGTATTAGAAACAGAGCGACTTTAGCTGAGCCACGATGGTTTAACGCCTTGTCTGTAGCTAAGTTCTGCCAAGATAACGTTAGGGCAGCTACTGTACTTTCGCAAGGACATCCCGATTACAGTCTTGAAGCAACTGAAAGAAAGATGAAAGGTATAAAAGGCCCACATTCTTGTACAGAATTTGAAATTAACAACCCGAAAGGTTGTAAAGGTTGTCTTCATAAAGGGAAGATAACAAGCCCGATTGTACTTGGACAAGCTCTTAAGAAAGCTCAGTACAGAGAAGGCGAAGTTACGTATCGCCGCCCATATTATAAAGGAGAAAATGGCGGTATATACCTACAGGCTGCCGACGAGGAACCACACTTTGTTTACGAATATGACTTTTATATAGAGCAACGTCTGACCGACCCAACAGACGGAGACGTTGCTATTGCGGTAGTACATCTACCTAAAGACGGAAAACGAACGTTTACTATTAAAAACGAACAGTTAGATTCACGGGAATTAACTAAAGTACTCGCAAGAAACGGCGTGTTAGCAGATAAAGCTAACAGTACCTACTTGCATAAATACGTTATCGACTCTATTAGAGCGTTATCAACAGAAGGTAAGGCGGACAAAATGCACGTTCAATTTGGTTGGGTAGAAAATAATACTGCTTTTATTGTAGGAGAAAGGGAGATACGTGCTGACGGCGTATATTACTCTCCACCTTCGTCCGTAACGGCTACATACAGCAATTACTTACAGCCTCGGGGGTCATACGATAAGTGGAAAGAAGTGTTCAACATGTATAACCGTCCGGGGTTAGAAGTTCACGCATTCGCAGCTCTTAGTGGCTTTGGTGCTGTATTACTAACTTTAACAGGACAGAAAGGTGCCATTATTAATTTAGTACACCCCAAGGCAGGTACAGGTAAAACCACCATCTTGCGTATGGCAAACAGCGTAGCGGGTGATCCCGAACTGTTACTAGGCACTCCAGACGATACAGTTACAGGACGGATAAATAAGTTAGGCACGTTGAACAATATAGTTAACACCATAGACGAGATGACAAACATAGAAGATAAGGACATAGGCAAGTTTGCTTACGCTGCGTCTCAAGGTAGAGGTAAAGAGAAAGCTCAATTCCATATAAACGCTAATCGTAAAAACGAGATTACGTGGCGCACCATTACTTTGTCTTCGTCTAACGCGTCTTTCTATCAAAAGCTGATGAACGCTAAGAATGCACCGGATGGAGAACTAATGCGTATCTTAGAGTTTACTATTGAGTACCAAGACGTAAGCGTAATATCAACCGCAGAAGGCAAACATATGTTTGACCATCAGCTTAATCATAATTTTGGACACGCAATAGAACCTTTTGTGCAACATATATTGGCTAACCCTGAGCATGCAAAGACTACGCTGTTAGGTGTACAAGCTAAGATAGATACAGAGGTAGGTCTTACACAACGCGAAAGAAATTGGTCGGCTATAGTGGCGTCAAATATAGCGGGTGGTATGTTAGCAGTTGAAGCAGACATTATTGATTACGATATGAAGCGCATCTACCAAAAGGTAGCGCCTAAAATTAAAGATATGCGCCTCAACACTATTGCCCCAGTAAGCGACAACTTTGGACTCATTGGTGAGTTTATTAACGAGCATGCGCAGAATATATTATCTATCGACGCAAAAGCAGACGCACGATCAGGCAAGGATAAGCGCCCGTATTTAGAACCACGGGGGGCTTTGTACATACGTGAAGAACCAGATGCTCAGCGTGTGTATATTGCTTCAGGTAAGCTGAGAGATTTTTTTCTTGCTCGCGGAGCGGACTATACTGGCACTATTAAAGACTTGACAGACCGGGGGTGCGTACTTAAAACCCACAACAAGAATATGGGTAAAGGTATGGCTATGACGACTAGTCCTACGCGATGCGTGTGGTTTTGGTCTGGGCATCCTGAATTTATAGGCACTAAAGTGCTACCCAAGGAAGAAAAGAATGCTAGTGGAGAAAGTGGACTACCAGATTAACTGGACGAGGTTCAAAGCAGGGTGGTCGTTCTTTGTGCCATGCCTGCATCCTCCGACGGCACGTAAAATTATACTTACAGAAATTAAACGTTTAAAATTTAAAGTAGTTATTAAAGTAGTTATAGAGAGCGGGGTGCGGGGCATCCGGGTATGGCGTGTTTAAATTTCTATAAATTCGTCTAAGTACCGTTCGTTTATTTTGCTTTTAAGTCCGGCGTCAAATTTCATGCCGTACACAAGGTCACGTTCGTAAGCCTGTCTAGATTTGAACGATCTATTTAAAGTATCAGAATTTACCAATTTTGGAAACTCGCGCCCGAACTTAGTGAACTCTTGTATCGCTTCGGCTATTAGTCCGCTATCGCCGGTAGTTATACCCATGTAATACTTTTTGAGTATTTTTTGTCTAGTAGCGCGCACTTTAGATTGGTAATTTAATCCCCCAGCAGTAACTTCATACAAACTAGATAGATCAGCGGGACCAAAACCAAACACTTGCATAAACAAATTCCAACTGTTTATATTCTCGATAACAGGGTCCCCATCCATTGTCCTTGCGCCTTCTTGCATAAAGCGCCCGGTTTTAAGTATGTTACGCAAACTGCTAGGTGCTATGGCTTCAAAAAATCTTCCGTAGTCACCTTGTTCAAGCAAGCGTCCTGCGTTTCGCTCTATGTTAAGAGCGTAGCTACCCACAGGCCCCATAGCTTGCATAACTGCGGTCATAATGTAACCGTTCTGCTCAATGCTATACGGGTCTTCTTGAAACAACAA